CATTGTCACTCCTTAACTTTATCGAATGTAATTCATAAGGGAATTCTTCACTATTGTACATTTTCACACGTTCAATAAGATGATTAAGTGTGAAATTTTTTTTGTTGTTTGACGAAAGATTATCAGCGATATCAAATAGTGTAACGCTATCTTTCGTATCCGAGATCCTGAGCCCACGCCCTACTGATTGCATCGTGCGCACGCGGCTTTTAGTTGGACTAGCAAATATCACGTTATGAAGGTTCTTGATATTTATGCCGGTGCTGAACGTACCGTATGATGCTACGATGATAGCGTCATTTTCTTTCTCAACAATAGCACGAATAGCTTCACGTTCTTCACCATCAACAGCACCATGAACGAAAAACACTTTACGATTTTCAGCTTTCGCATTTATCATGTCATAAAGGATTTGCCCATGAGTCTCGACGTAGGCATACAGAATTAGTGTATTCCCCCTGAGAGATATAGCAAGATTACGAATGAATTTATTGCGAGGTTCAAAAGAAATAATGTGCTTGACTTCATCCTGATAAGTTCCACCTGTTAGTTTTTTGCATTCTTCGTTAGGGTGATTAAGCATAAGCACCTTGACTTTAAGAGTCGCGAGCTTACCACTATCAATAAGTTCTTTCGTTGTGATGATCTTTTCAGCTGGACCAAACAAACCTGTAAGCACTAGCTCGTTGACTTGCGAACCATCAAGAGTTCCTGTCAGACCAAAACGATACTTCGTGTTGACCATATTAGTCATGACTTTAGTCAACGACTGCGCTTTGAACAAATGCGCTTCGTCTCCAATTACTACGTCAAAAGATTCGAAAAATGCTTTATCCATTTCATAAACCGATTGCCAGGTTGAGATAACAATAGGTTTATCTGTTTGTTTGTCTTGACCTCCAAAGATTCGATGGACGAACTTATCAGAAAGATAACCGTAATCGGTAAAGTCAGAATACAGTTGATGAACCAGAGAAATAGTTGGCACAACAATAAGAGTACGGGAATCATAGTACCTCGTCAACGCATAAATAATGAGAGACTTACCAGAAGCAGTAGGGGAAACCAGAACACAGCGTCTATTCCTAACCGCAACAGCGAATGCGCGTAATTGATGATCATGGGCTTCGAATGGGAGACCCAATGATAATGTAAATTCTTTAGCTTCTGCAAGTGAAAATTCCTCGGTTTCGTTGAGCTCGCGCGCGATACTATAATTGAAATCGAGCTCTTGACACAATCTCTGAATATCTTTAGCGAGTCCAGCGTATGTTTGATTGTTACGCGAGTTAAGCAAACGGATCTTACCGTCCCATACACGCGACTTAAATTTAGGTGAAAACTTAGCACCCGGTACTTCAAACGTGAGATATTCTGCAATCTCACGCACCATACCTTCGTTGCCTTCGACACGGATCCATGCTTCATTCACTTTTGTGATGATGATGTCAGAACCCATTCGTAAATTTTCTCCATTCGATAGCAGACTTGATATCGTATCCGCGTTTATGAATACACTTCATGATTTCCATTATGACTTCGACTTTTTCTTCAAGAAGCGCGATACGCTCGTCTATACGAATCAAATCACCATCCGAATCTATGTAGCCTTGCACTTCATTCTTAAGAACTTTGTTAAGGAACGGAGCACGATTAATGCGTTCTAGGTCTTCTGGATTATTTAGATTACCTAGATAATAGTCGCGCAACGTACTATAGTGCGATTTCTTTTTAATCATTGCACTACGAAGCTGACTGCGCGTTTCGCTCAGCAAACGATTATATTTGGCATGAAGGGAGGAAATGTTAAGGGAATCTGCATCAAGAGCCAAATCATCATATTTGGCGTCTTTTTCCCACATATCGTATATATCTTCTAATTTCATACTGTAATATTACCATAACATGAGCTTATTGTCAAGAACAAATTACTATCTTGACGAATGGTGATATATAAGATATAATATGAGTGTTACTCAGGGGTCATATTAACTTTCGATTTCATAACGGCGATATCGAAAAGTAACCGAAGCTTCAAGATATTCTACAGTTGTGTTCGTAGAATCGAATGTCAATTCTGTTAGATTGATAGGAAAACAATCTCTAAAGAAAATGACTTTGTTGATATTTTTATTGCTGGTAAGAATACTCAGCACGCCATCAGATACGAAATTTACCATAGTTCCTAATGGTCTTAATCCTACTTGTTCATTACGAATTTGTTTCAAAAGATTAGTCGTCTGAGCGAGATCTTCAGGATGACCCATACCTTCAATCCATTTTTGAATTTCAAGATAGTTCTGAAGATTTTCGTCTACTCTAAATTTTACAACTAGTGGTTCGTATGTTATGCGATCGCCTGGGCGTGGAATAAACGCTAGGGGCGTTGGAGTTTCGACTGCTCCGATAGAAATTCCAGGTAAAGATACTCCTTGACAAAAATAATTAACGTTCGGTAATCTTTTTATAGAAAACCGAAAACTATTTTGACTAAGGAAATTGATATTATCTGGTTGATCTGATACAGCGCTCATATACCTATTTAGTAAAGAAAAAGGGGAGCATTTCTGCTCCCCAGTTTGCGGCTTGAAACCGTCTTATATTGCCCCGCCTTTGAATCAGCGGGGTTTTGATTACATAAGGTTTGTAACCTGTACGAAGCGATAGTACACGTTGTAACCCTTGGTGTTTGGAGCACCGATAGCACCGTCGGCAGAAGATGTTGCGAATGGGTTTGCAACCATTCCGTAACGTGTCTTAAAGCCGATCTTTGGCTGGAAGGAATCCTGACCGATCGCACGAACCATCTGAAGTGGAACGTATGGGCAGTAGAATAGACCAGCGTCGAATGCTGAAGAACCCTTATAGCCGAGAGTGAAGTACTGTGAACCAGAAGCAGAAGCGAAGTATGGGTCGATATAGACCTTGATACGTCCGTTAAGCACACCAGCGAAAGTATTTCCTGTGTCGTCTACGTTTAGATTGTTAGCAAGAGCTGGGGTGTAATCAAGAACACCAGCCATCTGCATAGCAGCAGCAACGTCAGATCCGCAGATCATTAGGTTACCCTTACCACGACGAGTTGCCTTAGCAATTTGGTTAGCTTCACGCTCGATCTGGAATAGAAGACCCTTGAACTTTTCTACCATCCAACGACCGTTTGAGTCGACGTCTAGGTTGAACGTACCAGCAGTTGTTACGTTTTCCTGAGCACCAGCAGAAGCGGTATAGTTGATTGTACGAACAACTTCACGGTTGATTTCCGAAAGGATTTCAGCAGCAAGGATGTTTGAAAGTTCAGTTTCAGCGTCAAGACCATGAATTGCCTTCAAGTCCTGTGCAAGTTCCATGGTGTATTCTGCCTTGAGAGCGCGGCTAACTGCGGTAACAGCAACCTTCTCAATGCTGAATGCCATTTCCTGGAAGTTACCGCCAGCAGCAGTTCCGTCACCTAGACGTTCTGCAGAAGAACGGGCCATACCAGTTGAAACAGTATAGGAACCAGTTGTAGCAGCTGAAGCACGACCAGTTGGATCGTTACCAGACTGAGTACGACCAGTTGTGTTGTTACCAACAACACGACGTGAAGCAGTATTACCAGCAGCAGAACCAGAGAAGGTTGTGTTTGCTTCGTTGAATAGAGCTTCTGTACCAGCCTGATCAGTATAACGTGAACGCATTGCGAAGATAAGTCCTGTTGGACCAGTCATTGGCTGAACGCCGCAGATATCATACGCAATTAGGTTAGGCATTGAACGACGAACCAATGAGATAAGCACTGGGTCGAATGTGTCGATGGAACCGTCACCAGCAGTAGATGAAGAAGCACCCATGCTGTTTGTTGGAGCAGCTTCGCCCAAGAGACCTGGAGCGCGATAACCGCCTGAACCGAAACCGTCTTCGCGAGCAGCCTTTTCCTGATTTTCAAGAAGCTGGGCAACTACGCTACGCTTGTGGACGTCCTTGATTGGAGCCAGATCAGGATGTTCCATAACTGGCTGCCACTTTTTCTGAATTTGCTCATTCAGAGATTGCATTTTATTTCTCCTTAAAAAATTACTTTTTGATACCGCGACTAATCGCGCTCATGTAGGCAGCCATTTCAACCGGAACCTGCTTTTCGACGAAATCATCGCCCACTGGTTCCTCATCGAGAGTTACGCTTTCGGACAAAGTCCCGGCCGAAGACTTTGAAGGGAAGTAGCTCTCACGAAGAGTTCCGATTTTCTTCGCATACGTCTTAACGTCTTCGAAGTCCACGGACTCAGAAAGTGACTGCAGTTTTGCAACTTGCGTATCTGTCAGGCCTTCTGAAACTTCTGCGAACGCAAATGCGCGCTCAAATTCTTTTAGTTGAGCAGAAAGCTCAACGTTCTTTTCGATTTCTTCGTTGATTGCAGCTTCAAGAACTTCGACTTGATCAGCAAGTTCTTCTGTTACTGCAACTGCATCATCTGGAATGTCGATATAGTGTTCTTCGAATAGACCCTTAAGACCAGACATGAATGACTCAACGATTTCTGCCTTAAGACCACGTTCGATAGCAACAGCATTGTTTTCCATCCAGCTCTCAACAACGTAGTCAAGATAAGAATCAACACGCTCTACAAGAGCTTCGCTGATAGTAGCTGTTTCTTCTGTTAGAGAATCATCGAACTTATTTTCAAGTGTTTCGATTTGTTCGTTGATTTTAGCAAGAACAGCAGATGTGTAAACTTCTGTAGCCTTAGTGATGAATTCTTCTGAAACTTCTGTTCCAGCGAAAATTGCCTTAACGTCATCAGAAACGTCAAGATCGGCAGCTGTCAAACGAGGAAGTTTCTGTTCTGTATTTTCTCCGATTGAACGCTGCTTAGGATTAACAGATGAACCTTGCATTGGATTAGCTGAGTCACCCTTGAACTTATCGTACATCTGGGATACTTCTGCTTTCTTCATTCCTGAAAGAGCTCCAATCATTGAGTTAATCATACCAACCTTAGTGTATGGCTTAATGCCTGAACCCTGAGTTGGATTAGATGCATCACCTGTATTCTGAGTACCACCTGGAATAGCGGCTCTAACTCCAGTAGGTTCAGCGACCTCAGCTTCAACGCCGTAGCTCGCCTTCTTTGCTTCTTGCATGTCGAGCTTTTCGACATTTGTGTCCTGAACTGACATATTGATATTCTCCCTCAGGGTTTGTAGAAGATACTTCTAGTTTATTTATAAAAACGACACTATTTAGAATTTATTAAGCCAACGATTAAAGGCGCTAAGCAATACAGTCTCGCGATCTGCTGCGCTAACATATGCCTTTTCGATTTCTTCTTTGATTTCTTCGACATCCTTTTCTACAAGGATACCGTTATTCCAAGCCCATTCTTTACCTTCCATGATCCCGTGCGCGAGCGCGTGAGGAGCAGAGGGGTCGGCAACGATATCAGCAGCAGTAGCCAAATAGAAATCATTTTGAACTTCCATGATTCCATTCTTTTTAACGAGACTACCCATGCCTCTTGAAGAGAAGCCGAGTTTAGCGCCTTCTTTCATTAGGTTCTTTACGATATTTCCGTACGGAGTATCCATGATCTTAACCTTGCCGATGAAGTTATCTCCATCCTGACGAAGTTCTTTAATCATGTGCGATACACGTTCTAGGTTGATAGTAGGTCCAGTTGGATGACCTAATTCTCCGTATGCGCGATTCTGTTCTACGAAATCGCGATTATAGCGACCAACTTCTTTAGCAAGTATAGCTGTAGGATATACTCTCCCGTTCTTATTCTGAAGATTGCCTTGCATCAGAATACCTTCGAGAAAAAAGTTCTTTTCACCTGTTACTTCATTATTTTCCGTAATGACTTTTAGTTCTTCGTGAACTTCACAGATGAGCTTCATTAGTATCCCGAGCCCCCGTTGATTGAAACGGTTTTATGAACCTTAAGAATAAGAGTAGAAGGACCAGAACCTGTTTTTGTTACTACGATATTGGCTGATGGGTTTCCGCCTTCCATGTCGATAAGACGAGAGTCCGACATATCGAAAACATGCTGACCATCAGAAAGAACAAGAACAGTATTAGCACCACGCTTTACTGTCCAAAATGCGTTATTACCAATAGACCATTCAGCAGAAACGATATTCATAGAGCGAACTACTTCGCCTGCAGAGTTTGCTCCGATTGCAGCAGTAGCAGAATTCAAACTGATATAACCACCAGAATGAAACTTAGCAATAAACCATCCACCTTTAACGTGTCTATTTACAATACCTTCAGCCATTTCTTATTCTTCCTCATATGTTGCAACGACGAAGTCTAAGATTCGTTCAAACGATTCTGCGCTTTCGTTGACGGCTGTACGGAAAATTTCCTGATTATCAAGATTTAGTTGCTCAAATGTTTCCTGAATAGCTTGGAAAGTATCTTCATTGATTGTTGCTGAATCACCGTTCATGAATCCAATAAAAATACTATCTTCATCTGATTCTGAAACTGTGATAGCTTTGAACACTGATTCTTTAACAGCAGATGGAGAAAGGCGAACAGGTTTGAAATCGCCTTGAGTCTTATCAGCGCGAGTTAGTGGTGTCTTACTTCCCTTGAATCCAGACTTATCAGCGAGCTTAGAAGTTCCTTGATCGATAGGACCACGATCACCATTATTTGGCTGATGTGTTGTTTGTGTAGTATTACCACCTTTACCAGATACAGGATAATCTGTGTCTTTAACTTTATGTAGATTAGCGAAATCTTGTTCTCCAGTCGAGCGAGGCTTAAGAGCAGCAGCTTCCGGATTTTTTACTTTTGCGTCTACGTCTTCACGCAGTTGTTTAAACGTCTTCATCCGAAACAATCTCCTGTTCTGCTTGCTCTTCTGAAGGAGCGTTAAACATATTAGAAGCAATCTCGATACGCTTTAGTTCGAGAGCATCCTGAATCTTTGTTGCTAATGCTGCGTCGATAGCGTCACGAAATCCACTCGCGTTCTGGTCAGCAGCAGCTTGAATAGCATTGTAAATCTGTTCCATTTTAAACCTTTCAGTTATAGTCTATTTATAAAAATGCGTTAGTATTCAATAATGATTAGTCCTGGCGCACCAGTTCCTCCTGCGCGAGCGGTAGCGGCCGTACCGTTTCTTGCTCCTGATCCACCAGCACCATACCCCTGTGCGTTTTCACCAGCAGCACCAGCAGCCGTCACAGGCATAACACCACCTTGTCCCCATCCTAGTGGTGTATGACCACCTCCACCAAAGATGTTAGTTGTTGCAGCCATAACACCACCAGCACCACCTGGGTATCCTGTTAAACCCATTACGTTAGATGTACCAAATCCTGATGGACTTGGTGTACCACCAGCACCACCAGCAAGAACT